ACTTTTATACTCCCTACAAAGCAAACAGAAAATAATTAGGGATCAACGCAGTATAAAAGAGCAAGAAGATGACGAGTTGTTTTTTGAAGCATATCAAGATATGATTGAGTTCTTTGCTGATAAAACAAACTGTACTGTTATTAGACAAGAGAATGCTGAGGCTGATGATTTAATTGCTACTTGGGTACAACAACACCCAGGTGATGATCATGTTATTGTAAGCACAGACAGTGACTTTTATCAATTACTTGCAGAAAACGTTACACAATATAACGGGACTACAGATCAAATAGTAAGCCTAGAAGGCTTTAAGAATGCTAAGACAGGTGAGTGGGTCATAGATAAAAAGACAGGCGAGCCTAAGAAAGCAATTGATCCAGAATTTGTATTATTTGAAAAATGTGTAAGAGGCGACAGTTCAGACAATGTATTTAGTGCATATCCTGGTGCTAGACTAAAAGGTAGCAAGAACAAAACTGGTATCTTAGAAGCATTTGAAGACCGTCTAACAGGCGGATACAATTATAATAACTTCATGTTACAACGTTGGGTTGATCATGAAGAACAAGAGCATAGAGTCAGAGATGACTTTGAGCGTAATAAAATCCTTATCGATCTAACAGCACAACCTGATGAAATTAAAGCAGAGTGTAAGCAAAGAATTGATGAGGCTTTACAAAAAGAACCTGTGTCTCAAATCGGTATTTACTTTATGAAGTTCTGTAGTAAATGGAACTTAGTAAAGATGAGTGAGACACCGGGTGACTATTCAGAGTTTTTAAGTGGACGACCTTGAGAAAGCAGAAAAGCGACTTAAAGGCGAATGGCCAAAAAACCCTGTATGGATATTTACATCACCAGATGGTGGTAGGTCTGTTTACAGATCAATGAGATCGGATATTTGTCCTGAAGAATTAAAAATAGATGGGCAGGCTCCGAAACAACTATATAAACTAGGAGACCAGGTTGTTGGTACAGATAATGACTACGGTCTACAAGGAGAAGAAAAATGGTAACTAAGACTAAACTACAGCAAATCTCAGATGAGGCTTGGCTTGTAAGACAAGGTGAGAAAAAATTAGGCATCTTAAATAAAGATGTGCGTGAACGTTATACTTACATTACTGGCAAATCAATGCAGTTGTTTGATGATGACGCAGAAGTTAGAACTCACTTTGGTAACATTAAATTATTCGAAGAGTCTATTGAAGTACAACATTCAGTGCCAGAAGCGTTCTTTATCAAAGGGCACGAGATTGATGTACCTAATCCTATTCCTGTGGAAGTAAATGATCCTAGATATAACGAAAATATTCCTTTATATCTCAAAACTGAAACTAGTGACGTACTTTATGCGGCAGGCTGGTATTGTATTAACTTTGAGAAAGGTTGGAAACACGGCCATGGTCCTAAGTATAGTACACTTGAGCAATACGGCTTTGAAGGACCGTTTAATTCAAAAGAAGAATGTAGAGCTATGCTCAAGAAGTTAAACAAGGAAAGAAAAGCCGGTGAATGATAGAGATAAGTTTATTCAATATCTCAAGAATCTCAGAGATTCTGGCACCGAAGATGTCTCTGTTGATGTAAAATTTTTATTAGGTATACTCGGTGAAGATGTAATAGTTACTAAAAAAAGTGTACCAGAGAACATAGAAGTAGACGGTGGAAAGTTTATCAGAAACTGAAATACCTCAGGACTGTGGGTATAATAAAATATATCAGTACTCATGGAATTGTGCTCCTAAACATGGCATAAATTTAGTTGCTACTCAACAACTAGCAAAGTTATGTAAGAAAAGATGGGGCTGGCACTTTGTTCCTCACCAAGACATGGACTATAATCGAGACACTTGGTATGAACGTCAAGATTTAGTTATAACATTTGAAAACAAATGGGATCTAGTTCATGCCAAATTAAGAATAGATCCTTAAAATTAAATTATAAATATAAATATGAAAGTAGAAATATACAGCAAACCTCAATGTCCATATTGCGATATGGCTAAAAATCTAGCAGAGAAAAATGGTTACGATCTTACAGTTAAGATGCTTGACGAAGATTTTGACAGAGAAACATTAATGGAAACATTTCCTGGTGCTAGAACATTCCCTCAAATTATAGTTGACGATGAGAAGATCGGCGGCTATACAGAGTTCAAATCTTTGGTTGATAACTTATAATTAAAGTGTCTTATAACTGCTAAAAAAGATAAATATATGTGTATTAGGAGACATACACATGAGCAGACCAAAGCCAAAGATTTTACTTGAAGTAGTTAACAAGAACACATATAAAGCAGAGCAGGTTCTAGAAGCCGAAGCAATATATAGTGTTTACTTCGATAACAAGCCTATCAATCTAAGAACACTCAATACACTAGTGAGCTATCCAGGGCCTAAATATAAAAAAGTCTCATTCTCCAATTCGGGTCATGCATTTAACCTTGCAGAAAGGTTAAACAAAATTTTCTCAACAGATGACTTCAAAGTAGTTAAGTTTACACAAGGTGAAATAATTACTGAAGATGACCAAGGAAACTAAACCTATACAATTTCAAATAGTTGATTTCATAGATCGTGAACTACTACGCCCTGTGCAAGGTTATTCTAACTTAACTCAAGTAGACAAATGCTACCAAGTGTTTTCAAATTTTAGAGTCAAAGACAATAAACCAACAGGAATCAGATTAACCACTTGGGGTAAAAACAGACTTTCTAAGTCTTTTGAAAGTTACAAGTTTGAAAACACTGTGGAAATTACAGGTAAAATATTGCTGAAGTTAGATGAAGCAATGACTTGGCCTTACTATGTAAACAAAAAAACTGTGATTTTGTTTAATCAAACAGATGCCGCATGGTACAAATTGAACGGCGAATCACTAGCAGATTATATAAATCTTATATAAATCTTATATAAATCAATAACTTATAATGGTTGACAAGTGCTCAAAAGGTGCTATACTATATGTATAGTTAATTAAGGAGTAACTTATGTCAATTTTAGAACCAACATTTAAATTTACTTGGGCCAACGATAAAACCGTTGATGCCAATTTCACAGAGTGGTATACGCTCAATTGCGAAGAGCGTTCTGCTTTTCAAGAGAAAATTTTAACCAAAGAAGAAGCAATTAAAATATTTGAAAAAATGTTTAATGTTTCGGTTGACAAATCTTAATACGGTGCTATACTGTATAGGTAACTTAGAAAACAAGGTAGGTAATAAATGGACACATTAACATCAAGACCAAGCGAAGTGAAGCCAATTGTACTCCGTGCAATGCAGGCACACCGTCCAATCTTTATTTGGGGGCCTCCGGGCATTGGTAAATCTGAACTAGTAGAAGACATTACTTATAATGAACTTCCTGGTAACAATCTTATGATAGACATGCGTTTGGCACTTATGGAGCCAACTGACTTGCGTGGCTATCCTTTCCGTAACCCAGATACAAATCAAATGGAGTGGGCACCAGCGGCTGATCTTCCTACAGAAGAAATGGCTGAAGCCTATGACAACATTGTTTTGTTCTTGGACGAGCTTAACTCTGCACCTCCAAGTGTACAGGCCGCGGCTTACCAACTTGTCCTTAATGGCAAAATTGGCCAATACGTTCTGCCTAAGAATGTAAAAATTGTTGCCGCAGGTAACCGTGAAACTGACCGAGGTGTTACATTTAGAATGCCGGCACCTTTGGCAAACAGATTCCGTCATATTAACATGGACGTGAACTTTGAAGACTGGCAACAATGGGCAGTGAACAATGACGTTCACCCTGATGTAGTTGGTTACTTGTCTTTTGCAAAACAGGATCTATTTCAGTTTGATGCTAAGACTAGTTCACAGTCATTTCCTACTCCAAGGTCGTGGGTGTTTACTTCAGACATGCTGAAGATAGATGGCTTCGAACAGGCAGGTAGCAAAGAACAAAAGGCTGAAGTTGCTGGTGCTATTGGTGAAGGTATGGCTATTAAGTTTTTAGAGCATCGTAAAATTGCTTCTAAACTGCCTAAGCCAGAAGATGTTATTGAGGGTAAAGTAAAGACTCTTGATAGCAAAGTGGCTAAAGAAATTTCAGCAAAATACTCACTGGTTGTGAGTCTTGCATATGAACTTAACGACATCTATCAGAAAGATGGTGTTGAAGGACCTTTTAAAGATGCCATCAACAATGTGGTTGAGTTCTCATACGATAACTTCGAACCTGAAATGGTAGTGTTCTTTTTAAGAACTATTATGAAGGACTATAAGATTGTGTTCAATCTTAGAACTACACTTAAGAAGGACTTGCAGAAGACCTTCCAGGATCGATATGTAAAATACATAGCCTAAGGGAGAGGCTCGATTTAAAATCCTTGTGCGCCTACCTATGTTACTCCCTACCTAAAGCATGAGGATTTTAGCCCCCGGAAACGGGGGCTTTTTATTTGTAATTTCAACTACTTACAATGGTTGACACAGTCACAAAAGATGCTATAATATACATATTAGTTAGGAATTTAGGAGTATACATGTCAACAGCAGACACTAAAACAAGAGACGAAACAGCAAAAGATCGTATCAATAAAAAGACTCTTGTTCAGATCCCAGAAACAACTCATTCTCCAGCAGAAGTTGAGGACATGCTAATCAAGGCTCGTATTGACATGTTAATGGATGCTCCGTTCTTTGGTAACTTAGCCACTAGGCTTAAACTCAAAGATGCTACTGCATGGTGCCCTACACTTGCTACTGACGGCAAATATTTTTACTACAATAGAAATTTTGTTGCCGCAATGAATGAAAAAGAACGTATCTTTGGCATGGGGCATGAAATTTTACATTGCGTTTATGATCACTTTGATGTTAATCGTAGAGGTAACAGAGATCCACGTCTTTGGAATGTTGCTAATGATTATGTTATTAATGCAGATTTAGTTGATGCTAACATTGGTGAGCAAATTAAACTTGTAGAAATTTGTTTTGATTGGAAGTATCGAGGCAAAGTTTCAGAAGAAATTTATGATGATCTATTTAAACAAGCGGAAGAAGAAGGCCGTGTAATTAACATAGATTCATTTGATGTACACTTAGATCGTGACGAAGGTGATGATGAGGGTGCTGGTTCTGGAAATGGCGATGAAGATTCAGAAGGCAAAGAAGGTCCAGCAAAGTTTACTGCTGAAGAAAAAGAAAACATCAAGCAAGAGTTTCAAAATGCTGTAATGCAATCTGCTAAGGCGGCAGGTGCAGGTAACTTGCCTAATGGTGTAAAACGTATGCTGAAGGACTTGTTAAATCCTCAACTTGATTGGAGGCAACTCCTTGCTATGCAGATCCAGAGTGTTATTCGATCAGACTACACTTTCCAAACACCTTCACGTAAAGGCATGAACGAAGGCATTTGGCTACCTGGTATGGATCGTGAAACAACTATTGATATTGCACTTGCACTTGATATGTCAGGTTCTATTATGGATGAAATGGCACGTGACTTCCTTTCAGAAGTAAAAGGCATTATGGATCAGTACACTGACTTTAAAATTCACTTGTTCTGCTTTGATACCCAAGTACATAATCCTGTTACTTTCGATCAAACTAACATGGAAGAGTTTATGGAGTATGAACTTGCTGGTGGCGGCGGTACTGACTTTGATTGCTGTTTTGATTACATGAAAGATCAAGGCATTCAACCTAAAAAGTTTATTATGTTTACAGATGGTTACCCATGGGGTAGTTGGGGTGACGAAGATTACTGTGAAACAGTATTTGTTATTCATTCAAATCATGAGAG